TTACATGAGCCTGCTCAGCAAAAGCGGGCGGGATTGGTCGAAAGTGCCGATCTGTTTCACCCACAGATCTGCAGGTCCGTAACGCGCGAGAAGATCGTCACGTGCTTCGCGTGAGAGCAGCAGGCGCGGCTCGGTGACAGACCATGCCGTAAAGGGTGTGTCGGCCGGACCATAGCCGACGATATAAGCTTCCCGTTCCTCGACCAGAGGCACATCGACGAAATTGTCCCAGCGCCAGTGTCCGCGTGCTCGGCGAATCCACGAAAGTTCGACGGACTGGTCGGAGCCGAACTTCGCACGGCCATGAACAGGGGTCGGCGGTCTGCGTGATAGGCCTGCGTTCGTGACCGGTGCAATCACTGCGTCGCTATCGCCAGTCCCGATTGCAGCAATTCGTGTCATTTCCGAAACCGGGACTTCAACGGGATCGAGCGCCACGAGGCTATTGTCGAGCAAGATGACGAGAGTTTGTGCAGGATGTCCAGTGGCTGCCACATCCTCTGTGCCGCCCCTCCCGCGCAGCAAACCCGACAGCCGCCAGCGGCCATCACCGAGCGGCTTGGCGCGCGCAAACTGGAGCACTTCGCCCCCGACGATCATGCGGTTTGCGCCCGCAGCCAGTCCCGCGACATCGGCATCTTCCAGTTCGAGGTCGGACGCGACAAGCGCGACCTCAAGGCTGGCTTCGGGTTCGAAAAGCAAGGTTGGCGAGGTATCAAGGCCTTCAATCAGCACACCCATAATCGCTCGCCGTGTCCCGGAGTTTCCGAGGGGTACCAGCGACGAGCCCTGGACAACGTATAGAGCCGCCCCCCTCCACGCACTGTTTTCGGCGGATGCAGCGGCAAACAGCGTGCGTGTAGCCGGGTTGGAATCGCCATCGCCCGGAATCTCGAAAGCCGCTAGCCGGGTCAGCGGCAAGACCTGATCGGCCGGCGGGCTAGCCTGACCAGCGTCGCTGGGCAGGTCCGATGCCAATTCGGGAGCCAATCGTTCGAGCAACAGTTCTATGCCCCGATCGAGCCATTCCCAGCTTCTGATCAACCAAAAGCCCGGTTCGTCGGGCAACCGGACCACGCTTCCGGGCTCCAGTCGCGGGTCGAGATCGCCGATACGCCACAACATGGTTTCGTGCCGCCAGCGTGCACGGTTTGCACTTTCGTTCGCGAGCTTCTTGGCACCAGGAGCGGTCATGGTGGCAGGAAGGTCGATCATGACCTCACGGCCCATTCGTCTTGAGCCAAGTGCGCGCTGGACCCCGGGCTGGTAGTCCCGGCTCTCGTCGTAATAGCGTATCGCTGCAGGCTCACCCACTGGACGTTCGCCGCGCTGCTTGTGCCTCGCTTCCTCGGGGGAGCTTCCAGCGACGATGATTCTTTGCGGCAAGATAGCAATCGGACCAGAAGCTGCTGCGCGCGGCATGATCCGCAGCCCGCCCCTGCCCGATGTGCAAACGAGCGGGATGACCTGATCAATTGCAGACAAGGTCGATCCGAGCGGACCGCCCTCATCGGCAAATCCGCGGGCATGGGAAAGGATCGCCGAGGCTGGTTCCGATTGGGCATCTGGCACAAGACGATTGAGCGAAACCGCCTCGTCCCCTCCGTCGCCGAAGAGTTCGAAACTCAGGGCAGGAATGCGGTTGCCAAAGTCGCCAAGTTCCAATTCCTCGAAGACGACATAGGCGCAGTCGCGGAATGCAGGGGCGTTGCTCCCCTTGTCGGCCGCAATCAGTGGATCGACCGGATCATCACCAAACCCGCTGTAGAATCGCAATTGCCCAGCCACTTTCAGATCGCCCAAAGCGCCGCGCAGGAGGCTTCCATCGGCCCAGATGCGCCCGAGCCGTGTGATGGGGGTGCTGGAAAGCGCGACAGCAAAAGAGGCTGAATAGGAATAGCTAACCGTGGATGGCTGGCCTTTGCGCCCCTTTTCCTTGCGCTTGCTTTCGATGAGATCCGTCGACCAGATAATCGTGCCGGCGGCACGCATTCTTCCGAAATTTCGGGGGATAGGCTGGCCATAGCTGGACGTTGTGATCGCCAGTTCGCGCAGTCGTGGCCCCTGACGAGTGCCGCCGCCGAAGACCATGGCATCGGCCTGTTGTCCGATCAGGGCGCCTATCGTACCGCCGATCGGCCCGCCGATAGCCGTACCCAGAGCGGTGAGTAGTAATGTAGCCATTGTCCTAGCCTTCCACGCTTGGGGGTAAGCGCCATTTGGCGCCGATCCGGGCGTTCCTGTCCCGCGGCTGGAGAACCACGCGTCGCAAGCCGGCATGGGCATGGACCACATGATCCTTTCCAGTTGCGATCATCAGGTGAAACTGACCGTGGTCGAGCACGATCAGAAGCACGTCACCGGCACGAATTGCTCCTGGTGCGCGAATGAGGCCTGAAAGCTCGGCGTTGGACAGCCAATGGTCGATCGAAAGGTTGCGCAGACTGTAGCCGCTCGGTGTGATAGGACGGTAGCCGACAGCGCTGAGACTCGCACTCACGAGACCCACGCAATCGAGCCCCGTCTCGGGCTGGCGGCCATGAAGCCGGAACGGTGTTCCCAGAAAAACCAGAGCTGCTGCGGCAAGGCAATTGGGATCGGGCACATGATCGGCGCGGTTCTGCTGGATCATGGCTGGCCGTAACGGGCAAGCAGGTCATTACCTGGCAGGAACGGCTCGCCCCTGAAGTTTACAGCATTCCCGAACCGGGCGGAGCAGGTTGCGATGGTGTGGTCGCAACCTTCGCGCAATTGAACCCTTACGCCCGGACCTGTCCCCTCCACCAGCGGTCGATCGAGTACCAGCCAGTCGCCGTCGGCATCGATGATGTCGAACCTGATCCCGGTCTGGGGCCCGCTCAGAAACCGCAGACTTCCATTGAAAAGGCCTTCCGATGACAGACCGTCAAGGCGCACGCGGTTGCGGTCGAGATCGATGGCGGCGAGACGTTGCCTCGACGTGAAGTGCGCGACCGACAAGCCACATCCGCGACCGCAGAACTCGGCTCTGCAGGTCGGGCTTGTGCGCGGCACGATGTCTTGTTCAAGCAAGTGCTTGGTGGAGCGTAATTCTGCGGCGAACTGCGACCGGTCATCCTCGATCCGCCCCAACTGACCCGTGTAGAGTGTGTGATGCTCAAGCGTGAGCCAGTCCACCGCCCCGATCTCGATCGCGGCTTCATCAAACAGTCCGGCCGCAAGATCTTTTTCACGGATCGATTCATCGCTCAGCGCTCCTTCGGCCTCGGCACTGTCATTTCTGATCTCCGCGCTGAGTCTAATAGCGGCCGGCACCATTCCAGGTGCAGCACGATGGATGATCCCGTTGAAGGCAAGGTTGCGATCGTGACTGGTGAAGGCGAGTAGGATGCCGTCCCGCCGATAGATCCGCCAGAAGGTCGCGACATTGTCGAGTTCGCGATCGAAAAACACCCGCATCAGGCGGCCTCACGCAATTCGATCAACGGTATCGAGGGAGCCTCGCCAGCTGCGAAGTTGACTGCAGAAATATCGATCCGGTCCTCAGCGAACCGTACGGGAACATCGAAGAGAAAACCGGCGCGGATTTCAGCTCCCGCGGGTGGAGCAACCAGAAAGCTCAATAGGCCGCGATCGCCCAGCGTCCACGCCGAATTGGCGGCACCCGCGACGCTCACAAGCAAGGTTTCGGCGCGCGGCCGGGTAATCGGTCGGATTTGCGGCTCAGCTCCATTCCCGTAGGATTTGACGAGTTGGAAATCTGCCCGCGCCCCGTCCCCGATGCCGACGACCTGATCGAGCATGGTGGGTGTGCCGGCCATCCCGTTCGAGCTATGATCGAACGGGTCCATGATTTTGAAACCGCGCGCTGGCCCGCGGCGGGCGCGGAAGAAGGCAAGCAGTTCGGAAAGCTCCGCCTCGGAACGGATTCCCGGTCCGACGTCGAAATGGACCCGCGCATCCGACCACAACGCATTGCGCCGCTCGTGCCCTGACGCCGTCACCGCGATTGATGTCGAGAATTCCGGTGCAACCGCCGTGTTTCTTCCCAAGGCAAAAGGATAAAGGACATCGTCAAAGGGGTTCATGGCTGGCTCCGGAGGCGGGGGTAGGCGGGTGTATCCGTCGCGATTGACCTGCGGCAGCGCCCAAACGTACCGTCGGGCAATGCCGCGCGCTGCAGCTTCGTCCAGCCCTCGGTCGATCAATGTCCAGAAGGCCTCGGCGTCGGCCGGATCAAGCACGAAACCCGCGAGATAGTCCTGATTGGCAAGAGCATAACCCAACCGCCCATCGACAATGTCATAGGCAGCGCGTCGCAGCGCCTCGGCACCAGCAGTCAACCAGTCATAATCCTCCAGCTGCAGCCGATCGAAGGCCGGTGCGGCCCAGCCTGAGGGAAGATTGGCGCGATAGAGCTCCGGCATGGCAGGATCGAGAATGGTTGGCGTGAACGCCAGCAGAAGCACTTCGGCCGGGCCCTGTGCCGCTGCGCGAACTGCCGCGGTCAGAGCGGTCGTCGATTGCGCCAGTAGTGCGCCTGCTGCATCAAGCAGCGCTGACGCTTCTGTGCCGAGTGGTGCGCGCATGTCCGTGATGACCGGCGGTTGGCCGCCGAATGCCGCGCGGGCTGCTGCGTCATAGAGGCATATCTCTCCATTTCCGGTTACCCACCACCACGGTTCACCGATCTGGAAGCGTACCGGGAGGCCTGTCTGCTCAAGCAGATCGACAAATGCCCGCGCGCAATCCGCCAGCCAGTTCATGGCCTCGCCGTTGGCCGGTGACAGCAGGGTCGATGGCGGCACCCATCCGGTCAGCGCCGGCGCGCCGCTCGCCGTGCGCTGCTTCCAAGCTTCCGGGCAATATGCATCGAACAATTCGTAAGACAGCGAGGCAATCACCTCGAGTTCGTCTGCCCGGGCCAACGCGAAATAGTTCTCATGCCATGCGCTGGCGGGCGCGCTCAGCTGTCCGGTCTGCGAAACCACAAGAGCGTCGTCAGGCTGCCGTTCGAGCCGCATGAAGTGGCTCATCCCGACATAATGGACCAGATCGTCGCGGTAGCCGAGGCCAACAACGGCACGCAGAAGCCGGGCGGGTGTCTGGTTATAGGCATCGTCGAATGCGCTCGCCATCCGTTCGCCATGTGGCGGGAGCAGGACATCGCCGAGTTCCAGGATCGCCCGCCCGCCATCAGCCACAATCCGGGACATGGTCGCCGAGCCGTTGAAGCGCGCCGCCAATGGTGCGGTGCTCCCGGGAGTGTATCCGGGGGCGACCAGCGAGATGAACATGCGATCAATATCCGCTGGATAGATCGGCTCGCCCGGCAGCGAATAACCGTCTTCCAGCGTAGAGAAAGGCAATGTAATCACCGCGTCACTGGGCGTACCCTCGGCATAGTTCCACAACCGGACATACCATGTTCGCGGAGCGCCACTGGCATCGCGGCCCTCGATCGTAAGGGTCGGGCCGTTGGGCTGATCGAGTGGAATGATTCCCTCGGATTGCCAGCGGAAGCGCAAGCTGGTGTGCGAATAATCGCGGTCGGTCTCGTAGGCCAGCAGAGGGTGATCGAGCGTATCCGCGCTGTCCCAGATCAAGCCGACCAGTTCGCCCTCGTGATGGAGCTCGACATCGACCCGCAGGGCATCGGGGCCGATTGTCACCACCGAGGCCATCGCGGGGCGCGGGAAGTTGACCGTCCAGAAGCGCGGATCGAAGCGCTGCATGAAGGTGCTTTCCTGTGCGCGGCGTTCGCGGGCGAGCCAGAATGTCATCGGGTATCCTTTGTCAGACCTGCTGAAGAGTGCGACGGACTGCGCTTGCGATTTGCCGCGAGGAACGTCGCATCGCGGTGGGAGCAGACGTCCCGCGGGGCACAGCCAGTTGGATCGCCACACGCACGTCGCGGCCCTGGCCACCCTTGGCACCGCCGGGTTCGATCCTGCCGGAAGCCGTCGGGAGGAAAACCTCCGGTCCGTTTTCACCCACGAGGTAGGCCCGCCCGGGCGAAACCGGGCCGCCGGTCGCACGCCCCGGCAGCCCCACCAACGCGCCTAGCGACTGCCCGATAAGTCCGCCCAGTCCGCCTCCGCCCGGGCCTCCGAACAGGTTGGCCATGCCCGATTGCAAGGCGTGGGAGGCAATCTCGTCAAGTGCGCGAAAGGCGACCCGCTTGAGATCGTCGAAGCCGAGACTGCCACGGCGTAACGCCGAAACCAGCCCATTTTCGAGGACGTTGCCCGCCCGACCGAAGCCGTCGAGCAACGAAGTGTCTAGCGACCGCCGCATGGTCTCCAGATCCGCCGTGAAGCCATCGGTACTGGCACGCACGTCGATCACCAGCGCTTCGAAATTGTCATCCATGGGAATCGCGCTCCATCATTTGAGCAATTGTTTTGCGGCTGGGTGGGGACGGGTTGGCTTCATCGGACGGGTCGGCGAGGACCATCGCAAGTTCGGCCGGGGTCGCTTGCCAGAATTCGTGCGGTCGCCAGCCAAGCAGGCGAGCCGAAAGGGCACAGCACCGCCGTGTCGCTTCCGCAAAGGTGTTGGTCACGCTTGACCTTGAAGCACTTGTGCAAGGATCGCGCGCACCGGGCCGGTGGCGGCAACCAGCCCCATGCTGACGACCGCCTGCCCCACAAGGCTGCGATCTGGACGGTTGTCGGCAGGCAGGCAATGCCACAGCAGCGCGGTGATCTCCGCAAGCGTAAGCGCTCCTTGAGCGGCCCGCTCGACCAGCGCGAACAGCGAACCCAGTTCGGCTTCGGCAAGCACGAGGTTTTCGAAGCTTGGCCGCAGCATATGGCGTGCGCCTGCGATGATGAAGTCGGCCTCGCCGCGCAGGGGATTTGCGCAAGGACTCATGCCGGGATCACCGGCCCAGAGCTTTCGAGCTGGAGCGTGTAGTTCCTCTCACCGTTGAAATCCCCCGCATAATCGAGCCGCTGTACGAGGAACCTTCCGCGCAATTTCTCGCCATCTTCGAAGGACAATTCATAGTCGTCGAGGGTTCCGGCGAGCGCATGGGCGCGCACCGCACTTTCGGCCGCACTTCCGAGAAAAATGCCGGCGGCGCTGACGGATACCGAACGGGTACCAGCACCCGACAGCAAGTCCCGCCATCCGCCCGACCCCTTATGGGTGACCACGACGGTATCGCCATTGATGGACATCTGCGTAGTCCTGAGACCGGCGACAGTCTGAAAGGCTGGGGGCGAGGCGCCATCGCTGATCTTGAGCAGGAAGGCGGAGCCGGATTGTGCGGGCATGAGCTTACTCCGAAAGGGGTTCGAGGATGCGGAAACGGAATTCGATGAGGGCGCCGCGAAGATTGTCTCCGCGAGTTTCGCTGCGTGATCGCAGGAAACGCACCGATGCGAGCTCGAAACCGGGCTGGAATGGCGGCAGATCGAGAACGCGGCGCTCGATTGCGGCTAGCAACGACGCATCAGCCGCGGGCTGATCGGTGCGGGATTCCAATTCCAGCGCCACCCGCGCCTCGCGGCCGACCCTGTCCTTGCTGCCCCAGTCGATCGAGGCGCTCGCGGCGATGCCAAGCCAAGGCGGGCTTGCGATGAGGGGGGCCTCTTCCTCAATGGCATTAATCGAAGCCAATGCCGGATCGGACCGCAGCCATGTGATAAGGGCGGCACGCAGATGGTTTTCCATGTCGCTCAGTTCCCTTTCGGGTTATCGGTAAATTCCGGCCACAGTGCTGTCGCAGAGTGCCAGCCGTGGCCATGACCGCGCTGGCCGCGTGATACCGACTGACGATGCCGCGCGACGATACGCTCTGCGCGCAAACGCAGGCGCTGGACCAGCCCGGCGGTGGGCGGGGGAACGACCCGGATCATCCGAGCCTCGCATCGCGCCATGGCCGCCAAAGCGCAGTCACGCTGGCAGGCGGGGTGGCGCTGCCTTTGCTGTCCCGATCGCGATAATGATGTGCGGCGAGGCGGATGATGCCCTGCCCGAGGGGTGACGGCAGAGCAGCCCATTCGCCGGCAATTCCGGCCTGCAATTGGAGCGCTACCCCGCGACCTTCTAGCGGCTGCAAAAGCCGCACACAGGCATTTCCCGCCGTGCGAAGCTCGATTGCATATTCAGTAAGATCGAGCGACTGTCGACTGCCATCCTCGGCGATGAGTTCAGCAGCGACAAGCGCTTGCACCGGCCGGGAGACAAGTTCATGCCAGCCTGAGCCGATCGGGACGACCTCTTCAACGGTCTGGCGCAGGGGAGTCTTGCCGATAAAGGCCTCGCAAATGGCAAGGCTGGTTTCTAGCAGCTTTGTCAGAGCGGCATCTTCATTGGAGCGACTGATACCGAGCCAGTGCTTGAGCTCCGCCAGCGCAGCGCTGCCAAGCACCGGAGGCTGCATGATTTTCCGCTGCATTGCGGGTTCTCCCACATTCTTTTCAATACAAGGTGCGCCCGCATCGCTCATTCAGGCAGGCGACAGCCTGGAGCGATGCGGGCGCGGGACGCCGGCTAGGGAGAAAAGAAGGAATTCCACCGTGCCGGGAAAGTGAAGCCTGGCTACAACCTAGGCTTCGATCTTGAGCAGTTTGATCGCGTTCGAATCGAGCACCTGCCCGCCCACGCGCTTGGTCGCGTAGAAGTGGACGAAGGGCTTGTTCGTGAACGGATCGCGCAGCACTCGGGTCGCGCTGTGTTCTGCGATCAGGTAACCATGACGGAAATTGCCGAAAGCGATCGGGAATTCCCCGCCCGCGACATCAGGCATATCTTCAGCCTCGATCACCGGATAGCCAAGCAACCGGTCAGGCTGCCCTTCCACCATTCCGGGCTGCCACAGGAAGGCCCCGTCTGCAGTCTTGAGCTTGCGCACCGTGGCGAGCGTGGCCGAATTCATCACGAACACCGCGCCTTGGCGGTGGCTAGATTTAAGCGAATGGATCAGGTCGATCAGCTTGGCGTCCGGCGCACTATCGAACCCCGAGGCGTTACCCGAGCCGATATACTGCACCATGCCGAAGGCGCGTACGTTGTCTTCGGCGGCGCCCGTCGGGGCAGTCAGGAAACCTTCCGGCTGGTTGACACCGGTGCCGCGCACAAAAGCGGTGCCTTCAGCCCGCGCAAATTCGAGCGCGATTTCGTTGGCCAGCCAGGTTTCGATGTCGAAGACGGCATCGTCGAGCATAGCCTGACTGGCGGCCGGATTGGCATAGAGGTCGCCAGAGGGCGGCGCGATTTCGGCGAAGCTGGGCGCGCCGGTTCCAGGGCGCGGGGCTGCTTCGCTGACCCAGCCCGAGGCCGTTCCGCCGGTCGCAATCAGCTTGCGGTACCCCGAGGTACCGGTCTGCACCACCTGTGCGACAGCGCGGATCGGACTGATCTCGGCGAGCTCACTGGCGATGATCGCATCGATCTGGCGCGGGACGGCGTAGCCGCCGTCAGCGGGATTGACGCCGTTCAGCGACTTCAGCTCGGTATCGCGCCCGCGGCGCAGGTAGCCATCGACGAAACCTTTGACTTCGGCGCTATCATTCACCGCAGCGCCGCCGATTGCCGGACGCGACGCGGCGCGCGCCACCTTGTCGAGGCGGGACTTCACTTCGTCCACATCGCCGCGCAAGGCTGCGATTGCGGCTTCGGCGTGATCCTGGCGGGCGACAATGTCGAAGCTCGCATCCAGCGGATCGGCAGTGGCGACGGGGGTCGTGGTATTTTCCATGGGGCAGTGGCCTTTCGGTTGGGCAGAAAAAAGGCCGCCCCTGCGGCGGCCGGTCGAAATTGTTGATGTTCGGGGGCGGTTTCAGCTCACAAGATGCACGCGGGCACCATGCTGAAGCGGGTGAGTAACAAGACTGACTTCGAACAGATCAATGTCGAGCAGTTCGCGCCCGGCTTCGCTCTGACGGATGCAGCGCGCGCGGAAGCCGAAGCTGAGGCCGTCGACATGTTTCCGGGCCAGCAATATTGCTGCACGGCTATCGGGCCGGTCGATCCGGGCGATGACCCTTAATCCGCGATCATCCTCGGCTACGTGTTCGATTATGCCGATCGGCTGGTCCGGCCGGTGTTGCCAATAGAGCGGAATCGGCGCCATGCGCGCGGCGAGCGTTCGGGCAAAGGCCCCCCGGCGGATGGTGTCTCGTCCGGCATCGGCAATGTCGAACAGCGCTGCGTAGCCGGCGAAGCGCAGTGGCTTGCTCACAGCATGTCCCATGCGCCGAGCCGCACCGCGATGCCGATAAGAAGCAGCGCGAGCGCGCCGCGGATGAGCCATTCGACCAGCGCCTTCCATGCACTGGTCTTGGCATCGCGCCATGCCCGCAGCAATTCGCGCAGCTCGCCCAGATCACCCTCGGCACCGGCATCGCCAAGCCCGAGCCGTACGAGCACCCTTTCGGTTGCAAGCACGCTGGCCTCTTCGACAATGGCTCGCAAGGTCACCAGCTCGGCCCCTTCCTGGCGGGCTTGCGCCATCAGGCTTGCGAGGATGTCTTCCCGGCTCATTGGACATTCTCCTCGGGACTCAGGCCCAGCATCTGGCGCTTTTCGGCGCGGCTCAGGAAATCGGCATCGGACAGCTGTGACCACAGCCGCTCACGATCCTCGGATAGGGCCGGCACGCGGTCGAGATCGATCCCCAGCTCGGCCTTCGCAAACCACGGCGCCAGGCCCTCACGCAGCGCCGCGAACAACTTTTCCGCAAGTGGCAGCAACGTCAGCCGCCACAGCGCCCGGTTGGCCTCGCGATAATTGGAATAGGTATTGTCACCCGGTAGGCCGAGCAGCATCGGCGGCACGCCGAAGGCGAGCGCGATGTCACGCGCTGCCGCGCTCTTGAGCGTTGCAAAATCCATGTCGGCGGGCGAGAGCGCCATGCTCTGCCACTTCAGCCCGCCGTCGAGCAGCATGGGGCGTCCGGCATTGGCTGCGCCTGAAAAGGCCAGATCGAGCTCGCGCTTCAATCGCTCGAACTGCTCGTGGGTGAGCGCCATGCCGTCGCCCGTCTCGTAGACCAGCGCGCCAGAAGGGCGCGCGGCGTTTTCTAGCAGCGATCGGTTCCAACGGGCAGCAGCATTGTGGATCGCGACCGCTTGATGGGCGGCCTCGAGCGCGCCGGCTCCGTGATGATCATCTAGCGGATGCATCGCCCTGATCGGAATGATGGCAGGCCAGCCGTCCTCATCCTCGACCGCGATCCTCACCCGGCTGCCTTGAACCGCATATTCGTAGGCACAGGGCCAGCCGTCGGTGCCGGTAACCACCGTGACCCGCTCGGGCCGCAGCGCGAACAGCTCGACCGGGGCACCAGAGGCATCCTTGATGATCTGGACGTAGCCATTGCCGTGCAGCAGCAAGTGTGCCGCAAGCGTTTCGATCAGCGATTGCCCGGCGCTCGCGGCGGTCACAAGCGAGGCGAGCCGCGGATCACTGCAATGGAGCGGGGCTTGTCCGACCCCCTCCGCGACAATTCTGATTGACCGTTGAGCAATCGGATTGCCCAGGAATCCCTCCTCGACAGCGCGTTGATAGTCGTAGCCATCGGTCGCGAAACCGCCTCCAAACGCAGGAAGCCAGCCCTGCACAAAACCTGATGCCAGTGGGACGCGTTGCTGCCCTCCGCCCTTAATGGCGGAGAGCAGCCTTTCGAGCATTGCCATGTGGTATTCCTTTGTTTTCGGCGTCTTGTGTCAGAGGGAACGCACGCTGGGACACGCGCCGGGGCGCAGCATCAATTCACTCAGGGCCCAGACAAGGGCATCGGCCCGATCCGGGCTGCTTCCCGGGCCGGCATAGGTCCCCCCGGTCAGGAAACCGCAAAGCTGGTCTTCCAGCTGTGCGAAGGTCCCACAATGGCGCACTTTCCCCGCCGCATAGAGCGCCGCCACCGGCTCGGCGCGGGCGATCTTGCCGCGACTGGCATGGACAAGCCGCAGCGGCAAAACATGATCTGCGGCGCGGAGCACGCTCTCGACCATCGCGCCGCCCTGATTTGCCTCGGCTACTACCCGGTCCGCCTTCCATTCACGAGCAGAGACGGCAACGCGATCCGCCCACGCGGCAGGCGATGCGCCGGCAATGGTGCAATCGGCGAGAATCCGGGCGATCCCGTCCACGCCCAACGCGGCAACAATGATCCCGCATTCGTCGCCGTTCGTACCGGCCGGTGGATCGACCGCAACCACCACGCGCAGGCTTTCAGGACGCATGCCCCGCTCGCGCGCCTGTTCCAGCATTGACCGGTTCCACAGAGCGCCCTCGATGTCCTCCAACAATTCCCCGCCTATTTCCTGACGGGCGAGTTGGCTTCCCGCGAATTCAGTGGCAATCGCGTCAAGGAATCGAGCTGGCAGATTATCGCGGTTCTGTTCTGTTGCGCCTCGCGCGATCGCCACCTCGCCCGATGCTTCCTGTCGCACAAGCCGCTGCACCAGCGGTACGGCGCGCGGGGTGGTGGTAACCGTGATACGGGGGTCTTGTCCGAGCCGCAGACCCATCAGCAGATTGTCCCAGCAACGCGTTGCGCGTTCATGCGATAGCGGCCATTTGCCGATCTCATCGCACCACGCGTGACTGTGCTGTGGCCCGCGCAAGCTCTCGGGTTCGGCGGCCGAATACAGGGTGGCCTGTGCGCCATTGGCAAACCTGATGCGCCTCAAAGAAGGTTCGAACACCGGGCGTTCCTTCGGCGGGAAGACGGCCAGCAGGCCGCTCTCGCCCTCGACCATGACGGCCCGGGCTTCGATCAGTGATGCGGACACCAACGCAATGCGCGCATCGCTATGGTTCTCGGCGATCATGCGGACCCATTCCGCCCCGGCTCGTGTCTTGCCGAAGCCGCGGCCAGCCATGACCATCCAGACGCGCCAATCACCATCCGGTGGCAGTTGTTCGGGGCGGGCGAACAGGCCCCATTGAAACAAAAACGCGTTTTTTTTCGCGTTGGTTGAGCGCGCCTACCACCTTCCTTTTCGTATCGTTAGGCTGTTCGGCGAGCCAGTCGAGCCGGATGGTCACGGAAGCTGCTGGCCCCCGGGGGGAGTCCGGGTCACGCGGCGTCGGATCTCCTCTATCTTGCGATCGATCGACGCACGGACTTCAGCTGAACTCACATCCTGCGTCATGACCTGCGCACCTGCGGTGGTACCCCGGTGCGCCACGAGCAGGCGAACGGCATTGGCGAAGTCGTATCGCTCCGCGTCGGCAGTCTTGAAGTCGCCTTCGCGAAAGCGCCGCAGGATCTCCATCTCCAGATGGACATATCCTTCGGCAACCGCAGCCAGCCACTGGCGGGCGAATTCGGGTTCGTCTCGGCGGGCACGGCAGGCACGTTCCAGACTCACCCCCGCATGCGCTGCAGAACTTCTTTCATTCGAGGTTTCGGCGAGATGATCGAGGAACCGGGCACGCCAATGCCGCGGGACTGCGACTTTGGTTTGCATTTTACCGGCCTTGGCCATGAGCACCTCCCTTGGCACAAACGGAAAAGGCGGCCCTCCGGTGGGGAGGACCGCCTTTCGGGCGAATCACAATTTTGCGATGCTGTTCTTTGCTAACCTCAAAGCGTCACAATGTCAATAACAATTAACCGATCTGGTTATAGCTTCGGGCGCGCCGCGATGGTCAGATTATGCTGATCGCCTTGCCGGCGCGCTCGAACATGCCGAGAATGGTCTCAACCTGTTCGGCAGAATGTTCGGCGCATAGCGAACAGCGCAAAAGCGTCATGCCAGCGGGGGTTGCGGGAGGGCGCGCGAGATTCACGTAGAGGCCCTCTTTGAGCAGGGCCTCCCACATCATCGCGCCGCGCTCGAGATCCGGCATGATCACCGCGATGATCGCGCTTTGGGGCGTCTCTGTTCCGAGCCTGAAGCCGAGCGCCTTCAGTCCGCCATGCAGCGTGCGGCTGTTTTCCCATAAGTGCGCGCGCTTGTTTCCGCCATGCATCAGCTTGCGAATCGAAGCGGCCGAGCTCGCCATCACAGCCGGCGGTAGCGCGGCGGTAAAGACGTAGGGGCGGCACACCAGCCGCAGCACTTCGAACTTCGGATGGTTCGACACACAGAAGCCGCCGACCGTGCCGACGCTTTTCGAAAAAGTGCCGATGATGAAATCGACATCGTCCAGCACGCCTTGTTCCTCGGCGACACCGCGCCCGTGCTCGCCAATGAAGCCCATCGAATGCGCTTCATCGACCAGCACCATCGCGCCGTTTTCCTTGCAGACGCGAACCATCTCCTTGAGCGGAGCGACGTCGCCCATCATCGAATAAACGCCTTCGAGCACGACCAGCTTGCCTGCGCCTTCAGGCACGCGCTTCAGGCGCTTTTCCAAGGCTTCAACGTCATTATGCTTGAACGGCACGACCTCAGCGTTGCCCATTGCGCAACCATCCCAGATCGACGCATGGCTATCGATATCCAGGATGATGTAGTCACCCTTGCCCGCCAGCGTCGAGATGATTCCGAGATTGGCCTGATATCCGGTCGAAAACACCATCGCATGATCCATCGCGTAGAATTCGCGCAGCGCGGTTTCGACATCGCGGTGATCGCGGAAGGTGCCGTTCAGCACGCGGCTGCCGGTGGTACCCGCGCCGAAGTCCTCCATCGCGCGCTTGCCTGCTTCGATCACGTCGGGATCGAAGGTCATGCCCATGTAGTTATAAGTGCCCAGCAGGATCGTGTCCCGCCCGTTGCAGATCGCGCGCGTCGGCGAAAGTACCTCGTCCATAACCAGGCTGAACGGGTCCTCCACTCCAGCCGCAAGCAGTGCCTCGCGGGTCTGGATAATCGGGTCGAACTTGTCGAGCAAGTCGACAGGTCCGGCGGCAGTATCGACGTTGGTCGCGGTTTCGGTCATGGCGGAGGTCATTATCAGCAATCCTGCAGCTTGTGGACTGCACTGACGAGTTGTCCGTAGGTCTCGATCTCGGCCTGCTGATTCATGCTGATGATGATGTCGAATTCATCTTCGATGGCGGCGACGAAATCCATCACCGTCAGGCTGTCGAACTCTAGGTCGCCCGCAAAGGTGGTACCATCTTCGACAACTATGCCCTTCTTGTTGAACGGCTCGATCAGCGTGCGAATGCGTTCGTCGACTTCGGCAGGGTTCAT